TTAATAAAATGCAACACAATTACGTCCCTGTTCTTTTGCAGTATATAGAGCCTTATCACAATTACTTATAAACTCATTTAATGTTATTGTCTTTTCAATTTTCTTTGTATAAACTCCAATACTAACAGTTACACATTTTAAAGGAACATCATCACGCTCAAAATTGCAGGACTCTATAATTTTTCGTAAACATTCTGATTTAAGTTTAGCATCTGTCTCATCACAGTTAAAAATACATATAAAAAATTCCTCACCACCATATCGTATAGCATGTTCATTTTCAGAACTTGTAAAATCTAAAATTACTTTGGCAATATTTTGTAGACAATAGTCTCCCTTTTGATGTCCATAATTATCATTAAATTGTTTGAAATGATCTATATCTATCATCATTCCAGTTATAGGTTCTTGATTTGCATGGCTGATTAATTTTTTTTGTAGAATATCTTCAAGGTATCTACGGTTGTTCATTTTAGTAAGGTCGTCTGTCATAACTTTGTCGTTAAGTAAATTATTTATATGAGATATTTCTTCATATTGTTGACTAATTAAAAGTTTATCATAGTAAGTAAATACACGATTTCTATATAGCATTGTAGAAACAAAAATGGCAAGGGATGTTATAAAAAATGTGTTGACAATATTACTAAACTCATTGCCTGGTATAGTTTGAATCCCAGGTAAGAATAAATTAAGAAACAAAAAGCATCCTCCAAAAACTATTACTGATTCTCCAAGTTTTAATACTGAGAAAGCTGCAGCTGCTAACATAATGTAACTAAATACACTTAGGTCATTTCCACCTAACTGGTCAAGTAGAGTAATTACACAACCCCATAGGCAGAAAAAAGTCACATAAATTATCCATAAATTTATATAAAACGTACAACAATCCTTTTTTTTATTCCAAAGATAAGAAAATACAAACATAAAGACAGAAGATACACAAAATAGTGTTACATACATATAAAAATACCATTGGCGTCTTGGTGTGGCAAAAGGGCCTCCTTCTCTAGCTGAGATTGATATCATCATAATTATTTGAGATATTACTATTATTATGCAAATGATTTTACCCGTATGATAAAGATAATTGCAGAGTTCTTTTTCAACATTTTCTTTGTGTTTTTTGTCTAGAGGAAATCCAAAAAATTTTTTTATTTTTTCTAAGTTCATATAAGCCTCCATTAAAAATAAAGCATAAAAATAAGTATTCCTTTCTGTCCTTAGATACTTGGAATACTTCGTTTATAATTTAATTATATCAAAATATATTATGTGTAACAATCTAAAATTGTGATAGATAAAATTTATTAGCTAATGTTGAGTAACTTTATTAATTAATACTTTACTATAATTAAGATTTACAGATAGTTTGCTGCTGAAAATAAAGAATAGAATAAATTTAAATTAAGCATAATAAAATATAAATAATAAAGTTCGCATTAACAAACTATTTAAATATCAAGACCTGTTAAAAAATAACAACAATAAACAAACAAAATAGATAAATATATCCAATTAAGGTATAATTAAGTTGAATTAGTTAGATTTATAATTAATATATTATATGGATTAGAGTTGTTATAAAGCTAAAAGTATTGAAATCACAACGATATAAGTGTTTCTATAAAGTTGATGAATTTAGTTTTTAAAATAGATAAATGAGAGTTTGCCACCCATTTGCCACCGTACTGTATTTCGGGGTGGCAAACTCTAATTTGTAATTCTTTCAAATATATCTACAGTTTCATTTTTCATCTTATCAGTTACATGTGAATAAGTATCCATTGTAGTTGATAATTGACTATGACCTAGACGATTTTGTATGTCTTTAATGTTAGCACCATTTTCTAATAGTAGGGTAGCATGTGTATGTCTTAGACAATGGAAATGGAAGTCATTATTTAAGGCTTCTCTAATTTGTCTTACTATAGTGTCCATAGTGTGAATAGTTACTTGTTGACCATTTTCTTTAGTACATACCCAATCACTATCAAAGTAAAATTCACCATATTTTAATTTCATTTTTTTTTGATATAGTTTATGTTCTTTTAATGCTCTTACTAAGGTATCACCTGTAAATATAGTTCTACAAGAGCTTTCTGTTTTTGGTTGGCTTAATTCAAACATTCCATTCTTCTTTTTAATCAGAGTATGTTTTACTGTGATAGTTTTATTATCAAGGTCTATATCATCCCATGTTAATGCAATAATTTCACCTCTTCGCATACCAGTATAAAATCCAATTAGTAAGACTATACGCTGAAATGAATCTTGAGGAAATATATTTAATGTTTGATTAAATTCTTCTAGTGTAATAGTTTTAACTTTTTTAGTTTCTGTTTTAGTTTTAGTTTTTGGTATGCTTACATATTGCATAGGATTTTCTCGTATGTGCTTGTAAGGGTAGACTGCTGATTTTAATGACCTATGTAATATAGCTTTTAATACTTGTAATGTACTTTGAGAATAGTCTTCTTTGTACTTTTTGTTTATGAAGTTTTGTAGTATTGCTGGTGTTAGAGCTTTTACTTTATAAACTCCTAGCTTTGGTTTTATATGTTTTTCTATGTTTATTCGGTAGCTTTCTTGAGTGTTGTATTTACAGTTAAGTAAAACATATTCTTTGAACCAAAAGTCGAGATAGTCTGATAAGCTGATGTTGCTTTCTTCAAATACTATGCCAGAGTTTTCATATTCATTTAGTGCTTCTCTTAGTGCTTTTTCTGCTTCTTTTTTTGTACTGCCACCAACTCTTTCTACTTTTTTTCTTTTGCCTTCTACTATGCCTAGGTCAAAGTAGTAATACCATTTGTTACTTCTTTTTCTTACTCCACCTTTCATAATAGTACCCCCTTTTTAGAATGTATGTTTGTTTTATGTTTATATAAAAGAGCAGATTAACTGCTCTTTATATACTTTTTTGTTATGTATAAGATGACTTTAAGTTTACTTGTTTAATTTAAACTCATTTATTTTCTTAATATTCTTATAATTTTTTTGCTTTTATGACAGCTTATTACAATGATGTTAAAATATATAATTATTAAATTATAATCTATAAAAGTAGAACGAAAGAGTTTAAAAAATATCCTCATATATGTAGAAATTTGGTAAATTAGTTAATACTAAAAATCTATTGTTTCCTAAGTCTAACATGTTTTTCTTTCTTGATAGAAATTCTAATCTTTTTAATAAGAATTCGATACTAACTTGTAATTCTTCGGCTATTTCGTATACGCTTGTTGTATGTGAATTAATAACATGTATTATTTCTTCTTCTGTTATAAGAAATTCACATGCCCATCTTAAGGCTTTGTTTTCAGTTTTATCTATCAAGATTTTGTTTTTATAGCTGTTTTTTGAAGATACATAATTTCCAACACTGGTAAAATGATGTCCCAATTCTTCTGCCAGTATTTCTGTTAGCTTAGTCTTGTTTTGCTTTAATGAGTTAAGCAATGATATAATTTTTAGACCTTGTTTGTTTATATACAATCCTTTTATGTCATCTGCTATTTTGTCAGTGTAGTAAATTTCTATTTCTTCATTTTTTGCTAAGTCTAAAAGTGCGTCTAGTTTTTTCATGGAAATCCCCCTATAAAAAGAATGTATGTATTACTTTTTTATATATAAAGAGCAGGTGTGAACTGCTCTAAATATTTATTTTTTATATCTATCAACTAAAAATTCTATGTAACTATTAATGTGTTCTTGAGCTTTTTTAGATAAACTTTCATAAGATTTAATTATTTTGGATATTTCATCAGTAGTTGTGTAATTTTCAATTAAGGTTTTGCCAAGTAGATAATCAACTGACACATTATAGTAATTTGACAGAGAATCTAACATTTCAATTTTAGGTTCTCTAGTTCCATTTTCATATCTACTAATGGATACTTTTGTTGTCATTAAATCTTTAGCAACTTGTTCTTGAGTGAGACCTTTTTTTATTCTTAAATCTTTAAGATTTTTAGAGAGAACTAAATTTAACAGGTGATTTGTAGAATTAGATTTTTCAGATTCTATTCGATTTTCATTTTCTTTTATTTTTCCTAATTTAACTAATAGTTCCTCTAGTGTTAAATTTAATCCAAAACTTATTTTTTCTAGGGAATCCAGTGTGGGTTCAATTGGATTCCCATTTCTAGGGTCTTTACCTTTTTCTAGCTTATCTATATAAGCATGGCTAAGGTCACATAAATCTGAAAAATCCCTAAGAGATAATTTATTTAATCTTCTATATTCTTTTATAATTTCTTTTAGTGTTTGCATTTAACTTACCTCTTTTGAAATATCTAGTATTATAAATTTATTAAAGTGTAAATACTTACTTCTTATATTTATTCATTAAAAATTCAATATAATCATTAAGCTGTTCTTGAGCTTCTTCAGGTAAATCCTTGTGTGGATTTGCTTTGTGTGCGGCTATAGTGTCTATATGATTTCTAACAAGTGTTGTACCTAAAAGATAATCTGTTGTAACATCAAAATAATGAGCAAGCTTTATAATATCATCACTTTTAGGTGAAATTATATTATTTTCATATTTAGATAATAAATCAGTACTTATTTCTAATTTTTTGCCTAATATATTTAATGTGACACCTTTTTCCTTTATTAATTCTCTTAATCTTTTTGAGAAAATAGGATTTAAAGATTTTACTACTTGATTGGGATTTTTTATGTCTGTTTTACCAAGTAAGTAATCCGTTGATACATCAAAATAATTTGAACAGTCTTCAATAAAAGATTGTTTTGGCTCTCTTAACCCATTTTCAATCCTAGATAGAGTGGATTTATTTACATTTAAATCCATACTTAATCTATCTAAAGATATTCCTTTTTCTTCTCTCAGTTCTTTTAATCTAAACATATAAAATCATCCTTTATTGTAGTTTTCATTATAGCAACTTTTATTTACATTATAGCAACTTTTTTTGTTATTACAATTAAAATTGCCAAAAAAGCAACAAAAATATTGACTTTTAACATTTTTGTTGCTATTATATAAACAAGAACTTGCTTATATAGCAAAAAGTTAGAGGGTGAAAAAATGTATGTCAATAGATTGAAAGGGTTAATGAAAGAAAATCAACATACGCAAAAATTTGTTGCAGATTTGTTAGGTCTTAGTTTATTTGGCTTTAGGCTTAAACTTAATGGTAAAAATGAGTTCAAAGCAAATGAAATAAAAAAGTTGTCTGAATTATATGGAGTATCAACAGACTATTTTTTTTCAGAATTAGTTGCTAAAATGGCAATAAAATGATGGGCATTTTATAGAGAGGAGTTTGTAAATATGAAAGATTTAAAAATAGTAAAAGTTAATAATAAACTAACAACTGACAGTAGAGATATAGCTCTAATGGTTGAAAAAGAACACAAGATTTTACTAAGGGATATAAGAAATTATATAAACCAAATGGAAGAAGCAAATAAAAACATGAGTACAGATTTGTACCCATCTGATTATTTTATTGAAAATACTTATTTAGATGATTATAAAAGAAAGAAACCATGTTATGCAATAACAAAGATAGGTTGTGACTTTATAGCAAATAAAATGACAGGCATAAAAGGTACAGCATTTACAGGAATATATACAAAAAAATTTGATGAAATGGAAAAAACTTTAAAAAATGAACAGCAACCTAAATTACCAATTACATATAAAGAAGCATTACAACAGTTATTAATAGAAGTTGAGGAAAAAGAACAACTACAACTAGAAAATCAAACAATGAAACCTAAGGCAGATTACTTTGATGCTTTAGTAGAAAGAAAGTTACTAACTAATATAAGAGATACATCAAAAGAACTTGGAGTAAAAGAAAAAGTATTTGTTTTATGGTTAATAGAGAAGAAATATTGTTACAGAGATTTAAAAGGAAAGATAAAACCTTATTCTAATAAGATGCAGTACTTTGAACTGAAAGAATTTACAACACCATACGGGCATTCAGATACTCAAACATTAATAAATCCAAAAGGAAGAGAAGCATTTAGATTGTTACTTATAAAAGATGGATTAATTAGAGAAAAAGAACGAGAGTGTCAAATAACTTTATTAGGCTAAAGATTGATAGTACTTTGAAAACTAAAAACAGAATAAATAGCTGCAATGGCAGATGGTATGAAAGTATCAAATGAGCTTTTAGAAAAATCAACTATGAATAATTGATACAAAGGTACAAAGCTGAAATGGGATTTCCCCTACTTGTGGGGAAAGATGACTGGAGTAGGTTTATTGGGTGTCGTTCAAACCGACAACAAAATAAAAAACTAGGGAGGAAGAAATTATGAGTAATAATTTACAAGTATTTAAAAACAGTGATTTTGGAGAAATAAGAACAGTTGAAATTGATGGTAAACCATATTTTGTAGCTACAGATATTGCTAGATGTTTAGGTTATAAAGATACAACTAATGCAATTAAACAACATTGTAAGTGGGTGGTGAAACACCACATACCACATCCACAAAGTAAAACTAAGACCTTGGAAGTAAATGTAATACCAGAAGGTGATATGTATAGATTAATTACAAATAGTGAATTACCAAGCGCTGAAAAATTTGAGAGTTGGGTATTTGATGAAGTACTACCATCAATAAGAAAAACAGGTACATACAATACTAAATCTAAAGATATTAAGGATGAATCAGAAATAAAATACATGAATGCTCAAGCAAGATTAAAAAATGCAAGAGCAAGAGAAGCAAAGATATATCTGGAATTAGCTGACAAAGTAGATATAAAAGAATATAAACAGATTATGTATTCAAAAACTACTGAACTTATTTCTGGAGAAACATTAATACCACTGCCTAAAATGGATAAAAAAACTTATTCAGCTACAGATATAGGTAAGATGTTAGGAATTTCAGCTAACAAAGTTGGAGGATTAGCAAATGCTTATAATCTAAAAACAGATGAGTATGGAATTAATGTATGGGATAAAGCTAAATATTCAGATAAACAAGTACCTAATTTTAGATATTATGAAAATGTAATACCAGTTTTAGAAAAAGTACTAAAGGGTTTTGAAAACTAAATTCAGAAGTTGCTAAATATAACTTTAAAAACTTAAATTTAAGGAGGAATAAGAAAATGAAAGAAAATAACAGAATAGTAAGTGTTGGAACTGAAAGTGATATGGATTTAACAGCTAAAGAATTGAATATGATAGATGATTTTAAGAAAGTTATGAATGGTGTTAACAATGAAATAGCTAATGATTATGGTCTTTTAGAAATAGATAGAGACATTTTAGACAAAATTGCATTAAGTACAGCTTTGAACTATAAAAAAATGAATTTTGAGTATTCAGAAATAGATGAAAAACTATTTGATGATTTTACTTTTGAGTTTATAATAAAGTTTTTTGGTGATATAGAAGAGGATGAATTAATTAAATATCTTGTTTATATAGGTGAGGAAAGTTATGAATTGAATGATAGAGAAAAGATATTTTATAAAATAGTAGATACTCTTGATACAATAGCAGACATAAAAATAGCAGACCAAAATAAGATAGAAAAAGAGGTAGGTATGTGCATTGGAGAAGATAATTATATAACTTATTGTATAAATGAAGATTTAATAAAATTTTACATTAAAGATGAAGAAGAATTAGTTATAGATAAAAATAGTATTCTGCTATATATGTTAGACATATTATTTTATGAAGTACATGAAGAGTAAAAGCTGTAATAATTAAATACAGAATATTTTGATAGTGAGGGGATTAAAAAATGGACAATTCAAATAAAATAGTTGAAAGATTGAGTGATAGTTTAAAAAGTTTAATAGAAATAGAGATAAATAAACAAGAAACAGATAGAGCTAAGAGTCAAACAGTTGAACAAAAGGTAAAAGTACTAGAGCCTAAAGATATAGTTGTTTTAATAAAAAGAGGCTATCCAAATTACTTGATAACAGTAGAAGAAGCAAGGGGAATTTTAAAATTAGATACAGTTTTTATGCGTAGGTTAGTGAGCACAGGTTTGATAAAATCACTGGCTAGAGGTGATGGTAGAAAAATTTCAAGATATGAAGTTGATGATTTTATTGAAAGAAATCAAGGTAAAAATTTGGATGAACTTTTAAAAGCAGTAGAGAGGGGGGATGAAATTGTTAAGCCTTAATACTAATAAGAATAATATAGTAACTCTTAAAAAAGATGGAAAAGTTATAGCAGATATAGTATTTAAAGATATTAAAAATGGTAAGAAAATATCGGTTGGAATATTAAATAAAAAAGTGCTGGTCAAATAACCAACACACAAAAAAATAAAAAATAACACAAACAAATTATAGCACAAAAAGAATGGATTTAGAATAGGTAATGTAACATTCTAAAAGGTTTAATGTGTAATATAGAAATTTAGAATGTAGTTTATATAGGTAGTAATAAATTGGGAGGGGTTTAAATGGAAGCAGCTAGACTAATAGCAATAGGCCAAATTAAACAAGCAGAAAAAGAAATATGTAAATTACAAGGTACAAAAAATAATAGTAGTTTAATGTGGTGGGAAGCCGTAAAATTTGCTAGTCAAAATATATTAGAGGGTCTGGAACATGACATTGAGTTAGAAGCTTCTACCGAGTTTAGAGACGTTATGATGTATCAAGAAGAACTTGAAAGAGATAGACCAATAGATGTTCAAATATAAGAAAAGAGCCTTTGCAGAGGCTCAATTCAAAAACTACTTAAAGTAAACACAAAGTTACTTTAAGTATATATCAAAATGGAGATATTATGCAAATAAAAAATTTAGAAGAAAGATTATTTTTATTAAAGTTTATGACAGTGGATGAAGTAGATTGGGATGTAAAGTTTGGACAAATATCAGCGTTAGAATCTTGCATAGATAAACATAAAAAAGGGTGGACTTTGAAACAATTTAAAGAGCATTTGGAAGAATACAAATTACAAGGGGATTGTGGTGATTATATAGACGGTTTTATGTCAGTTTTAGAAAGAAATATTAGAGAAATGGAGGAGGAAGCTGATGGAAGTGAATAACATTTACATAAAATTGATGGATGTAAGAATTAAGTTTAATAAATTAGATATAAAAAAGAGTGGTCAAAACAAGTTTGCTAACTTTAAATATTTTGAGTTAGCAGACTTCTTACCTCAAGCAACAGAGTTATTACAAGAAGCTAAATTATGCCCTATAGTGACCTTTACAAATGATTATGCAACCCTAACATTGATTAATGGAGAAAAACCAACAGAAGAGATAATATTTACTTCTCCAATGAGAGAATTACAATTAAAAGGTTCTAATGAGTTACAAGCATTAGGAGGAATTGAAACATATCAGACAAGGTATTTGTACATTCAGTTATTAAACATTACAGAAAATGATACTTTTGATGCTACTAGTGGAAAAGAAGATTATAAAAGAAATGACTTAATAAACTCCTCTGGTAAAGCAAATGAAAATGGTCAAATTAAGATAAGTCAAAATCAGATAAAAAGGTTGTTTTCAATAGCAAATACAATAGGGAAGGATTCAGATAGAGTAAAAAGTGAAGTATATTATAAGTTTAATAAAGAAGTTAAGGACTTAAGTAAACAGGAATATGACCAGATATGTGTTGGATATGAGAAATTACAAAAGGAAAAAGGAATAATTAAGTAGGTGAGTTTCTTGAGGGACAGAGACAAAGCAACTATAGAAAAAGGAAATATACTAAGTGATGGATATGGTCTTTCCCCACAATTAGTAGCTAGAGATTCATGGTTAACAACAGGAGCAAGAGCATTATATTTCTATCTATCCAGTTTTGCAGGAGCAAGTGGGACATGTTATCCATCAAGGGATATTATGACTCATGAACTTGGTATAAATAAAGATACTTTTAGTAAATATCTAAATGAACTAAAGACGAGTGGCTATATAAAAGTATATAAAAATAAAACTAGAGAGGGAAGGATGCAAAATAATATATATGAAATAGTGTTTGATAGAAGTTATATAGAAGGTCATATATCCATTAGATGCAAGAAAGAAAATAAAAAAAAACCATGTCCGAAAAAAGCAGACATGGAACCATGTCCGAATTTACCGGACATGGCTCAACCGGACATGGAAAAGTCGGACACTATAAGTAACAGTATTATAAATAACAGTATTAAAAGTAGTATGTATATAGAGCAACCTGTGGATAACTATTTAAAAGAATTTAAGAAGCTCTATGAAGAAAATATAGGAGTAGTATATCCAGTCACAGCAGAATGGTTATTAGAAGTATCTAATGAAGTAGATATAAAAGTATTTAAAAGAGCCATAGAGATATGTGCTGAAAGAATGAGTATGAACTTATCATATTTAAAAGGCATCCTTAAAAAGTGGAAAGATGCAAACATAACTACATATGAGCAATTAGAATTATATAAATTACAACATGAAAATAAAAAATCAAGAAAATCTAGCAATCAAACAAATAAAAATAAGTTTGCTAATTTTGAACAAACATTTACTCAATATAGTAACAAAGAACTAGATGAAATTATAAAGAAAAGCCAAAAGGCTAAATTTAAATAATAATAGTGGAGGTATTAAAATGAATCAAGTTGTATTAGTTGGGAGATTAACTAGAGACCCAGAACTAAAATACATACCAGGAACAGGTACAGCAGTAGCATCATTTACAATAGCAGTAGACAGAAATTATATAAATAAAGATGGAAAAAGGAATACTGACTTTATACCAATAGAGGTAATAGGTAAATCAGCTGAATACTGTGCAAATTACATAACAAAAGGGAAGCTAGTAGCATTAGAAGGAAATATAAGAGTTGACAATTATCAAACTCAATCAGGAGAAAAGAGAACATTTACAAAAGTAAGTACAAAATCAGTACAATCATTAGAAAGTAAGAGTAAATCAAGTAATTCATATAAAGAGAGTGTACAAGATGAAACAATAGGACTAGACCCTCAAGGATTTGAAATTATAGATGATGATGAGTTACCATTTTAATCTGAAAAGTTAAATATGAGGTGAAATAAATGTTTAAAGTAGAAAGGTATTTTAGTGGCTCAGTAGTGGACAACCTTATTGAAGATGACCTTACATGTAGAAACTACTTAGCATTATATTGTTGTTTGTTAGGAGTTATAAAAAATGGAAAAAGAGTGTATCCTAAGCCAGAAAAGATACTGGCTGAATTTGGAGTTAAGAAGGACAGAAAAATAAAAAAAGAATTGCCAGTAAGAATTAGAAATGTTAATACAGGTGAGGTAAAAGAATTTGAGTCTATAGATGGTGCAGCCTGTTTTTTAAGATTAAAATATCAAGCAGTTTATCAAGCTATTAAAAAGAAAAGTAAAACTAGAAGTGGCTGGAAAGTTGAATACATTGAGGAGGAATAATGGAAGTTTCAAGGACAGAATACACAATTAAGAGAGCAAAAGAGTTATATGATAATGGAGAGGATATATTTATTGCTATAGATAAGGCTAGAGAAGAATATGAGGAGATGATTAAAAGTGAATATCTTAGCTAGTGTGATATTGGTAATAGGAAGTTTTATAGCTGGTAGGGTTTATGAGTATAGATTGAATCTAAAAGAGTGCGAAAATTGTGATAATAAGTATAATGAAAAATAAGAAAGAAGTGATTCTATGAATAAAAGAATAATTTGCAATTGGTGTGGTAAGTTATTTTACATTCCAAAAGAGTCTAAAAGAATTTACTGTTGTAAAAAATGCGAGAGAAAGGCTAATAAAAGCAATAGAGAGCATCAAAATTAATTTTAAATCAATAAAACTATGGAGGAATAGCAATGAATAAGTTTCAAAAAGCAGTTTCTCAAATGGTAAAGCAAGAGGAAAAAGAGAATTTATGGCAAGGATACGAAAATTGTAGAGTAGGTAGAAGTATACCAAGTTCAATAAGAATATATGTAAAAGGATTTAAAAGGTTTGGATATAGTGTACATGAGGTTTATAATTTTATAAATGATATTAATAAGTATTAGTAATTTTTAAGAGATAAAGGAATTATTTAATTGAGTAAATACAATAATAAGAAAATTATAATAGATGGAATTAAATTTGATAGCAAAGATGAATCAGAATATTATCTATATTTAAAAGAAAAGAAAGAAAATGGAGAAATTAAAGATTTTGGACTACAACAAAAGTTTGAATTACAGCCTAAATTTAAGAAGGATGGAAAGAACTATAGGGCTATTACATATACAGTTGATTTTGCCATATATAAATGGGATGGCGAAGTTGTTTATATAGATGTGAAAGGATACAGCACACAGCAAGGTGAACTTAGAAAAAAGCTTTTTGATTACAAATATCAAGATAAAAAATTGATATGGATTGCTAAGAGTAAAAAATATGGAGTAGATGGTTGGATAGAATATAGTGAACTTAAGAAAAAGAGAAAAGAAAATAAGAAAAAGGTAGCTTAAGTAAATAGGGGTGATGTTATGGCAAGTAAAGTTAAAAAGGAGTTTTTTATGGCAACAAAAAAGCACCTTGAGAACTACAAACAATTACATATTAATATTGAAAGTCTAAAACTTCAAATAAAAAATCTTAAAGAGTGCCATTTAGGTGATTTTATGCAAGGTTTAAGCTATGACAGCATTCCTATAAGTAAGACTAATTCAATAAGTAATCAAGTTGAAAATGAGTTAATTATTCTTGAAGAAAAGATAATAGAAAAACAGATAGAACTATATGAAATGGAAGCACTAAAATATACAATAGATGCATCCATAAGCAATTTAAAACCTATACATAAACAAATTATAAGGTATAGGTATATTGAAGGATTAGAATGGAGTTTAATAGTTGATAAAGTATATCTAGAAGAAAGACAATTAAGAGAAAGAGCTAATCAAGCTATTAGTTCAATATCAATAGCCTTGTTTGGTAAGAAAGCACTAATAGAACAAGAACCGTTATTTAAAATGTTAGATTTATAGGCAGTTAACAGCTGTCTATTTTTTTTACTAAAAAAAGGAAAAAAGTATTGATTATATCGGTACGACATGATATACTATAAATATAGAAAGGAGGTGAAAGAAGTGGTCAAAAAAATAAAAGAGTTCGGCAAAGTTATCAAAGCCCTTACCGAACTTGTCCTTGAAATAGGTACACTAATAGCCGTTATAAAAATGGTATTAGATAGCCTATAAGACTTTAGAAGGGAAGTCAGCACCTTCCCTTCTAATTAAATAATAATACATGACCACTCAAAATACAATGGGAAAATATAAGGAATTAATTACAGAGTTAGGGAAATTAAGTTTTGGTATAGTTAAATTAATTGGTGCAATAGCATTATTAATATTTGCTATAAAATATTTATTTTCCTAGAGGGAGAGAAAGAAATGGAGAAAAGAATATTGAAAGTACTTTTATCAAAAAGTGGCTCAGGTTCACTAAGTCCTAAAATAACTCTACCAGCCACATGGATTAAAGAAATGAATATAACACAAGAGGAGAGAGAAGTTGAAGTTTATTTTGAAAACAATGAAATTAGGATTAAAAAGAAGGACCTAGATTAAATTCTAGGTCTTTTTATTGCCGTTTTTCTGCCGATTTTACAATTTAAAATATGAGATAATAGTATTGTGGAAATGAATATTTCTCTCTCAAAACTAAATATATATGTGGGCTAGGTTAAGGGATTCACCTAGCTTATATGAACAGACTAGGCAGGGCATGAGGATGCTGTAAGTTCAATTCTTACTATGTTCAAACTTATTAATACACTATATGTAGATATGTTGGATTAAATCCGAATTTAATTCAAATGTCTAAAAGGGTGGGGCTTGGTAACCTCACTCAATTTGCAAGTACTGGTGTGTAATCTTAGGTTCGATTCCTAAAACTTGCTCCCTTAAATATAATATGTATCCCCTAAAAATAAGACTTTAGATTAATTTTAAAGTCTTATTTTTTTATTTATAAAACAAATAAAGAGGTGGTGGTATGGCAAATTTGACTGAAAAACAAAAAAGGTTCTGTGATTATTATATTGAAACTGGTAATGCAACAGAAGCATACAAAAAAGCATACAAAAATAACAATCAAAGAGCATCAGAAAGCAATGGAAGTAGACTGCTGAGCAATGATAAGGTTAAAAATTACATTGATGAAAGATTAAAGCAAATTGAATCAAAGAGGATAGCAGATGCAAAAGAAGTTATGGAGTATCTAACAAAAATATTAAGAAATCAGGAAAAAGAAGAGGTTGTAATAGTATCTGAAAATGGTCCTGAAATAATAAAAAAAGATGTAAGTATAAAAGATAGAAATAAGGCTGCTGAATTATTAGGGAAAAGATATGCTTTATGGACTGAAAAAGTTGACCTAGATGGAAATGTTGGCGTAACCATAATTGATGATGTAGGTAACTTAAATGATGAATAAAAAATTATCTGAAATAATAAATAAAAATTTCTATGAATTTTGGAAAGTAAGTAATAGCAATAAATATTTATATCATGTATTAAAAGGTGGAAGAGCTTCAGCAAAGTCAACTCATATAGCCTTTTGGCTAACTTTAGCTATGGTTAAATATCCTGTAAATACTGTTTGCTTTAGAAAGGTTGGTAATACAATCATGGATAGTGTTTATGAGCAATTAAAAGAAACTATAGAGATATTTGGTTTAACACATTTATTTCAGTTTAAAAAATCTCCAATGGAAATTATTTTTATTCCAAGAGGAAATAAATTTATATTTAGAGGTCTTGATGACCCACAAAAGATAAAATCTATAAAGTCAGCTAAATATCCAATTGCTTTTGCATGGTTTGAAGAGGTTGCAGAAATAAAAACAGAAGATGAGTTATCTATGGTAATTAATTCAGTGTTACGTGGAGAATTACCTAATAAATTGAATTATAAAATATTTTTATCATACAATCCTCCAAAAAGAAAGCAATCATGGGTTAATAAGAAATTTGAAACACATACATTACCTAAAAATACATATGTTCATCATAGTATTTATTTAGATAATCCTCATATATCAAAAGCTTTCATTGAGGAAGCTAATGAAATTAAAATAAGAAATGAGTTTAAATATAGATGGGAGTACTTAGGAGAGCCTATTGGTTCTGGAGTAGTCCCTTTTTCTAATTTAGAGTTTAAAACAATAACAAATGAAGAAATATTTCACTTTGATAACATAAGGCAAGGTAATGACTTTGGATATGCAACAGACCCTATGGCATTTGTAAGGCTTCATTATGATAAAAAGAAAAGAATTATATATTTTATAGATGAAATATTTGGAGTGAAAATGTCTATAAGAGAATTAGCTTCTAAGATTAAATCAAAAGGGTATGACGATTTTAATGTTGTCTGTGATAGTGCGGAACCAAGAAGTATTGCAGAACTTAGAGAGTATGGCATAAGAGCATTAAAAGCTAAAAAAGGACCTGGTTCAATAGAATTTGGAGAGAACTGGTTAGATGATTTGCAAGCAATAGTAATAGACCCAAATAGAACTCCAAATGTCGCTAGAGAATTTGAAAATATAGATTATCAAACAGATAAAGATGGAAATGTAAGAGCTAAGTTAGAAGATAAAGACAATCATTCAATTGATGCAACAAGGTATGCACTAGAGTTAGATATGAAAACACATGGAAGAGAAAGACAATATAACAGTAGATAGGGGGTGTAACATGCTAGATTTGATAGATATAATTCAGATGGAACTTACAGGCTTATATGGACAAGAAGTAATACGAGAAATGGGTGAAATTATAAGGCTGTATGATAAATATGAAGGTACAGGACAACATTGGATAGAAGAGGAACAAGACTATAAGCAAACAAGAAAAAGAACAAATTACATTAAGAAGCTAATTAAAGAAGAAGCAAGGTTTTTATTTGGAAAGACACCAATATTTACAATTAGCCCAGAAAATGACTTAGATAAAGACAAAGCAGAAGACATAAACAAATGTATTAACAAAATTCTAAAGAGAAATTTATTTTCAGATAAATTAATTAAGGCAGCTAGAGATTGTTTTATTGGTAAAAGGATAGCTATAAAACTACATGCAGATAAAGAAAGCAAGATATTAAAGATAATGTTTGTACCCAGTTTAGAGTTTATATATGAGCCTTTTGATAACCAATTTGATGAACTTAAGAAAATCGTATTTTTCCATCAAACAAATCAAGAAGTTGAAAAAGATAAACAGAGAATTTGGAAACAAAAATATGAAATGGTTAATGGTAAATGTATATTAAGTGAAGGTATATATAATGGTTATGGATTATGTATAGAAGAAATAGTAAGTGATACAGATTTAAAACTTAGTGGAATACCTTGTTATGTAATTCTTAATGATGGTTTACTTGGTGATTTAAAAGGTGAGAGTGATATAGAAGAGATATTTGATAATCAGATGGCTTATAATAAGCTTGCTTCTGAGGATATAGATACTCTTAAAAAAGGAATGAATCGTATTATATATGGTGTTGATGTTGAAGAAGAGTCAAGTAAACATTTCAAAATAAAGCCAGGTGCTTATTGGGATGTAGAAACATCTCAAACTGCTGACCAAAAACAGGCACAAATTAATACAATTCCTACTGACTTTGGATATGATAACAGAATAGAAAATTCACTTAATAGAATTAAGTCAGATATGCATGAAGTACTAAATATACCACTTATAAATAATCAAGACCTTAAAGGTATGATGACATCAGGCAAATCAATGAAGGCTTTGTATTGGCAACTAATAACTAGATGTGAAGAAAAAATGAAATCATGGGGTCCAGCTCTTGAATGGTTAATACGAGCTATGATAGAGATGATAGAAGTATATAACATAGCTCAAATACCTAAATTAGATGTAGATTCCTATGAAGTGCTGGTTGAAAATCAGTATCCATTACAAGAGGATGAGGATTCTGAGAAATTACTTGATATACAACAAGTAAATGCTCAAGCAATGTCTAGGAAAACTTTCATTAAGAAGTGGTCTGATACTAATGATGATATAGCAGATGAAGAACTACAACAAATGTCAATAGAAAGACAAATATTAGAAGAAAGCTTCAATCTGGAAGAAGAATCAGAAGCTACAGATATAGAAGAATCAGATGAAGAAACTACTGAAAAAGAACCAAAAGAAGTAGTTGATGACTAATGGCCAATAAGTTCAATAAGTCTATGAAGAATGCTGAAAGAGTCAGAGATATATCTTCAAACAAAACTACTAAGAAGATAAGACAATTATATAAAGATATAGCTAATAAATATGTAAAAAAATTAAATAAAGTGAATTCTAACACATTAACTGAACAATATTTAAGAGAAAGTATAGTTTATTTAAATAAAGAATATGACAGGTTAGGAAAGAGTCTAAAAAAAGATGTTGAAAGTGAAATATCAAAAGTAATAAAAACTACTACAGATGAACAATTAAGTTTTTTTAATAACATATGTGATAACTATTCAGTTAATTTAAAGCCACAATTTACTGAAATGTTTAGTCAAATTCATGAAGATGTATTAAGGCAAGTTATATCTGGTAGTATGTATAAAGATAAAATTAAATTAAGTGATAGAATTTGGAGTAACATAGATAAAACTAAGAAGGATTTAGATTACATTGTAAGTAGAGGATTAGCAGAAAAAAGAGGTAGTTATGACATAGCAAAAGATTTAGAAAAATATGTTAATCCAAAGACTAAGAAAGATTATGATTGGTCAAAGATATATCCTAAAAGTAATAAAAAGATAGATTTTAATGCATATAGATTAGCATCTACATATATAACTCATGCATATCAAAAGACAGCTAAAGAAAGTTGTAAGAAGAATCCATTTGTTAAAGGGATTAAGTGGATGTCATCACATCATCCTAGGATGTGTAAAATTTGTGCAGATAGAAATGGAAAAACATATATTCCAGAAGAATTACCATTAGAACATCCTCTAGGAAAGTGTACATTTGAATATGATATTCCAATGAGTATGGATGATATAGGTAAAGAGTTAAGAAACTGGATAGATGGAGAAGAAAACTCTAAACTTGATGAATGGTTTGATGAATATGGATTAGAGTTTGCAGGAATAGAAGAAAAAGTTAATAAGAATAAAGAACCAACTGAAGATGAAATGTTAGCTTTATATAAATATATGGGTGGAGATGCCTATAAAATTAATGAGAAGTTAAGAAGAAATATTAAATTGACAGAAGAAGATGAATGGTTTATAAATAACTTAGATAGAGTTTTAGATAAAATGCCAAATTATGAAGGGGATGTTACAAGGTCATTATATTTTTATAATAAAGAAAGTTTAGAAGTTTTTTTAATTGAACATGAAATTGGAAAAACTATACAATACTCAGAATTTATTTCAACTACAAAAGGAAAAACCTACAATCCAGAGGGTCAAGTAGAAATATATATATTCAATTCTAAGAATGGTAAAAATATAAGTATGTACAATGAAAAGGAAGAAGAAGTTTTGTATAGAAGAAATTCTAAATTTGAAATAATTGAGTTAGAAGAAATGAATGGCAAATATTATATATTAATGGAGGAACGCAATGGATAATAAATTTGAAGATGATAAGTATTCAGAACCATTTAGTCATCCAAGGTGGAAAGATGTACCATGGGGTGAAACTATAGGATATAGAGATATTCCAGAAGAAGAAAGAAAAAAATATAAAAAAATACTTAGAGAACATCTAAAAGATATTGGAGTATTAAAAGAAGATTAAAACACTTACTTAAATTAAAAATTAGTAGGTGTTTTTTTATTGCCTTTTTTAGCTATATGTCGGCGTAAAAGAAATAAATAGCAAACTATACTAGAGAAGCAAAACTCGTATAAAAGCGTAGTGTAGGAGGAAATAGTGGAAGAATTATTAAAAAAATTGGGATACCAAGATACAGACATAAAAAACATAATTGATGGTATGAAAAAAGATAAAATTTACACTTCTAAGGAAGAAAACATAGATGAAAGATACAATAAGTTGAAAGAACAAAAAATAGCCTTAGAAGAGCAAGTAAAAGGTGCAAATGACACTATATCAGATTTAAAGAAAAATAGTAAAAACAGTGAAGATATAGAAGCAAAAGTGAAAGAATGGGAAAACAAATACAACGAACTTGATAGTACAAGTAAAGCCAAAATAAAAAATATGACTATAGACTATGCTATAAATTCTAAATTATCTGGAGTAAATGAAAAATATAAGAAGCTCTTATGCAAAGAATTTGATACTGATAAGATTGAAGTAAAAGATACTGGAGAAATTATAGGTTTAGATGAACAATTCAAAAACATATCAGAAACATATAAAGAATGGTTTGAAAGTTCTACTCCAAGTAATACTGGTTCACCAGGTAATTTCCCGAGAAAATCAAATGTAGTCAATAATCCTTTTATAAAAGAAACATTCAATTTAACAGAACAAGGAAAATTATTAAAAGAAAACCCTGATAAAGCTAAAGAATTTGCAGCTCAAGCAGGAATAAATTTATAAGAAAGAGAGTGATTTAAATGGCAGTAACAAAATTAAGTGATGTAATAGTACCAGAATTATTTAACCCATATGTAATAAACAAGAGCATGGAGTTATCAGCTCTATATCAAAGTGGAATAATTACAAATGATGCAAGTTTGAATGCTTTAGCTTCTCAAGCTGCACCAGTTGTAAATATGCCTTTCTTTGAAGATTTAAGTGGAGAATCAGAACAAATAATAGAAGATGCTGATTTAACACCAAATAAAATTACTTCAAGTCAAGATGCAGCAGCTATATTAAGAAGAGCAAAAATGTGGGCAGCTACTGATTTATCAGCAGCTATGGCAGGAAAAGACCCAATGGCAGCAATAGCAAGTTTAGTTGGAAGTTTCTGGGCTAGAGATATGCAAAAAGAACTTATAGCAGTTTTAAATGGTATATTCTTATCTGCAAATATGACAACAAATAAATTAGATATATCAGCCGCAACAGGAAATGCAGCAAAATGGTCACCAGCAGCTTTTATAGATGCACAACAGTTATTAGGTGATGCACAAGAACAATTAAAGGCTATAGCAATGCATTCAGCTACAAAATCAGCACTTAAAAAGCAAAATTTAATAGAAACTATTAGACCAGATGCAGGTCCAGACTTTGACGTTTATCAAGATAAATTAGTTATAGTTGATGATGGCTGTCCTGTATCTAAAGAAGGTGTTTATACTTCTTATCTATTTGGTAGTGGAGCAATAGCTTTAGGAAATGGTAATCCAGTAGGATTTGTAGCTACTGAGATAGATAGAGATAAGAAAAAAGGTTCTGGAGTAGATTATTTAATTAATAGAAAAACATATATACTACATCCAAGAGGTATAAAATTTACTAATGCAAGTGTTGCAAAAACAGAAGGACCTTCAAGATTAGAGTTAGCAAAAGGTGAAAACTGGACAAGAGTTTATGAACCTAAACAAATAAGAATAGTTGAATTTAAACATAAATTATAAAATGTAGATTTAGTAGGTGATAGTATGGATTTAGAAGTTTTAAAAAATATAAAAATAGAACTTAGAGAAGAACAATCACCTTTTTTTTCTGATGATGAAATTACTTATTACTATAATAAAAACAATCAAGATTTTAAAAGTACTATGTATGAGTTATGTATATTAAAGGCTGAAAATGATAGTATCACTTTACCTGGAGGATTAAGCATGCCAGAAAATAAACTATACTGGTTAACTTTAGCAAAAAAATATAAGACAAATGGAAGTAGATGTCTATGATAGCTCAGAAAGTAAAACCAAAGATAATTAAGGCTATAAATAAGATGCCAACAGAAGGTATAGTAAAAAGAGTTGGAGTAAATGAGTTTGGAGAGCCTTCAGATGAAGAAAATATAATTTGCAATGTAATAGGCTTATATCATGAAGGAAGTAGCTCTATAAGTCAAATAACAAAGGATAAAGGTGTTGTTATAAAAGATAAAGAGCAATATTTAATGGTTGTTTATGATGAAGATACAATAAAAATAAAACAAGGTGATTTTATGTATTTGGATAATAATAAGTTTGTTATACAGGACCTTGGAAATCAAAATAGAATGAATATTTATTTTGATTTAAAGTTAGGAAAGGTGAGATAGTATGAGCAATGGATTTAAATTTGATGCTAACAAACTACTTAATGCCTTAGTAAGTAGAGAAATGAAAACCAAAGCTGCACTAGGAGCTTATGCAGATACTTCATCTCAGTTACTAGAAAGTAATGCTAAAAATGATAGACCATGGAAAGACCATACTCATGAGGCTAAAAACAGGCTACATGGTAGTTGGGAATGGCAAGGAGATACTATAAGGATAGCACTTAGTCATGGAGTTGACTATGGATTATACTTAGAAAAAGGTACAGGACCACATGTTATAGAAGCAAGACCAGGAAGTTACTTATTTTGGGATGGAGCATCACATCCTGTTAAAAAAGTTAATCATCCAGGAAGTAGACCATATCCAATTATAATGCCAACTATAGAGAAATGTGGACCAAGTATTATAAGGGGTCTTGATGTGATTTTAAAGTAGGTGAAACATGTTTAAAAAAATATATAAACATTTAAAAAATAAAGGTTTTAATGTGTATTCAATTGGGCAACATCAAGGATTATGCATAGAGCCTTTTTTAGTTATATTTGAAAAAGGCTCACTACAAACAACAGAAAAAAATATAATAAAAGATTTATTTGAGATATATGTATTTTATCCAATTGGACAGTATTCTAAAGTAAGTGAATACAAGACAAATATTGAAAATGTAATGGATGAAATGGTAGGAATAAAACAAGCTTATGAAGCTTTACCTATTCTTATAGATGATGAGAAACAAGCTTATTTTACAAGATTAAGTTATTATGAAAACAAACAAATTAGGAGGTAATAAATATGGCAGTACAAATATTAAATCAATACCCACTTACAGATGTTGTATTAGTTCAAATTGAAACAGTTGAACAAAATCCAGTTACATATACATTTGATACATCTGATGAGATAGGGACAGAGGAAATAATTTCTGAAGGCGAAGAATTAACTTTAAAAATAAAGAAAAAAATAATAGCAAATAGAGCAGCAGAAGATACAAGCTTAGGATATGATTTAACATTAAAAGATAATGTGTTTTGTCCAGAAATACTTCAAATAATGCAAGGTGGAACAATAGAAAAAGAGGAAGATGGTAGCTTTAAGAGATACTTAGCACCTGAAGTAGGAAAGACTTTTTCTAAGAAATCTTTTAAAACAATAATCTATAGTTCAGTTGTTGGACCAGGAGGAGATACTGGGCAATTTGCTAAGACTACTTTCCCAAATTGTAAAGGAAAATCTGTTCCACTAAACTTTAAAGATGGAGAATATTACTCAAATGAATATGTTATAAATAGTAGACCTAATACAGGGCAATCTCCTTATGAGGTTGAAATAGTAGAAGAGTTGCCTAATGGTTATGAAGCTACAAAAGTATTTTTAGACAGTGCATCTGTATCAGGAGCAACAGCAGGAGATAAAAAGATAACAGGATTAACAACAGGTAAAATATATAAGGTTACAGTTAATAGTAATATAAAATATACTTTAGCAGATGGAACATTAACAGATACTGAGTCTGATAAAGCAGCATTAACAGGAACAGAGATAATAGGATTAACAAATGGAGAAACATATAAAGTTGAAGAAGTTAGTGTAAGTATATAAATAGATTAAAGCTCTAGTAATTAACTAGAGCTTTTTTTAGAAAGGGGACACAAATATGAATGAACTTAAAGTAACAAGTTTAGAAGAATTAAAGAAAATAAAATTGACTGAGGTAATAGAGGTTGGAAGATTTTTAGATGGAACTATGTTAGTTGCAGAAGTAAAACAACCAGACTTAATGGCTCTTGCAATGGCTGGTAAGATACCAAACAGCCTAATGACAGCATCAATGAGTTTAGTTGAAGAGAAGGAAAGTAAAGATAGTACAGGAGAAAAAGTACTAAAGAAGATGAATGATGAGTCTAATTTCTCTAAAGAAATGTTTGAAATGATGGATATAGTGGCTAAAGAAGTGCTAGTTAACCCTACATATGCTCAGATTAAAAAAATAGGATTGGAACTTTCTATTGAACAAAGATTAACATTATTTAATCGTATTCAAGGAGGTACAAAGTCACTAGAAAACTTTCATCAAGAGTCCACAGATATTGAGGATTCTAAATCAAGTGATAATGTACAACAAGATGCCTAGTGAGATATTAAGAATTAAAGATGAATATACTTCTTTTTGTTTTGATGAAGCTTGTATGTTTTTAGTAGATGCTATAAAAAATGATAAAAAGCTTAAATTTGAAAATGATGAAAAGAAAACTATAGATAAAAATGAGAGAAAAACTTTTGTCCAAATAGCATTAGAGAAAAAGAAAAAAGTTAATAGGTAAAATATTCTAAATGAATAGAATAAATTAATGTTAATTTATGATATAATGATAATATAGATATTTTGCAGTGTTCAATTTCTTATATACATTGGATGTAATCATTGAAAGTACTATGATATAAGCATATTTTGTGATATATCAAAAACACTACTGGTTACTCACTGCAATTTTAATATGGTTTTATATGTGTAAGGATTTAAAATGCTCAATTTATTTTGGGGTATTATATTAACTATGTGGTATGTAAAGAAAGGATTTAATGAGGTTCAAATAACAACTAGTGATTGTATTATATTAACTATGTGGTATGTAAAGTTAGCTGTGCTATGCATAGTACTCATAATTTCATTAAGTATTATATTAACTATGTGGTATGTAAAGAAAGAAGAACGAATAAAAATTGAAACTAATGTAAGTGTATTATATTAACTAAGTGGTATGTAAAGGTCGGACTTATTATCATAGATATCCCTTTTGCCAAAAGTATTATATTAACTATGTGGTATGTAAAAATTGTTTTAAATTGATTAAGTACATCTGTTGATTTATATTATATTAACTATGTATTGTACAATTAAATTAAAAAATATATTTGAGTTAGAGAGGTAGTATTTTATGTCGTTATTTGGAAGTAAAATTACAAAAGAAGAAAAAGAGAAAAATCGAGAAGAAACTGCAAAGTATTATGAAAGACTTAAAAATATGACAAAAGAAGAAAAAAAAGAGTATGAAATTCAAGAATTTATGAAGAAATATCAGTTAGAAAATTTAGATGAAAAAGATTTAATAGTGTTAAAGAGAATAGCAAGTGATTTGTTTGGAAATGGTCTTATTAAGGCAGGTATGGCTTTAAGCTTTACTGATGAAAAGGAACAAGCAAAAATAGGATACCTTAGTGCTTTAACAGAACAAAATTGGATGATAATTAGACAGTTAGCTCAGTTGAATACCAATATAGAAAAACTTATAGAAGATAAAAAAGAATAAATTGAAAATAGCAATACAGACACTTACTTAAATAGTAGGTGTTTTTTTATATGGAATTTTGAGGAAGGGAGGGAAAAATATGTCCTTAGAATTAGGAACAGCAGTAGGTTATCTAGATTTAGATGGAGGGAAGTTTTTTAAAGCTCTTGCAGATGCAGCTAAACAACTTAGTCAATTTAATTCAAGTACAAAAACCACAGGTAGTGCAATGACAGCTATGGGAAAGCAAATTGCTGACACAGCAAATTCTTTGACACAAATAGGTAGACAATCAGCATTAGCAGCATCAGAATTAAATAAAATAGCATCAACTTCAAGTGGACCATTTTCATCACTAAAAAACTCTATAAAACAGACTGAGAATGAACTAAAAACAGCTAGAAACACAATAGATGCATATGCTCAAGGTATATCTAAACTTACAAGTGAAATAGATAAGTCGAAGCAAAAGTATACAGAAATAGGAAACAAAATAGAAAGATATGAACAACAATTAGAACGTTGTAACAGTATGTATGGAGAAAGTTCAGAGCAGTCACAAAGATATAGAGAAGCAATTGAAAGACTTAAAAATTCTCAAACTCAATTAGGTAATGAAATCGAAAATGGAGAAGATTCTTTAACTGATATGAGAACAGCTATGAATAATGCAGAGGCAGAAGCTAATAGACTTAGTGATTCATTAAGAAGTATGCCATTTGATGCTATTGGTGGCAAAATGAGAGATATTGGTCAAACACTAACTTCTACAGTTACAACTGGATTAGTTGCAATGGGAACAGCAGCAATAACAGCAGCTACAAACACAGAACAAGCAATGTCGATTGTTAATTCTATATTACAACTAAATACAGAAAAAGTTCAAGGTGGTAAAAGTGAGTGGGATGCTTATGCAAGCACATTAAAAGAAGGTGCTAATGAAATTGGAATGGCTTATGATGAATATGCTAACTCTGCATATAATGCGATATCTGCGAGTGTAAAGCAAGCAGATGTAACTGAATTCTTAGCACAAGCAGATAAACTAGCAACATCAGGTTTAACAGATTTAGCAAAAGCTACAGATGTGTTGACAACTATTCAAAATGCGTATGGGATGTCCCAAAAGGATATGGCTCATGTAAGTGATGTTCTTATACAGACCCAAAATAAAGGCAAAATTACGGTGGATGAGTTAGCAAGTTCTATGGGTAAAATAATTCCAACTGCAAAAAGTCTGAATGTATCAGTTGAGCAACTAGGAGCTGGATATGCTATATTAACTGCAAAAGGAATTGCTGGCGCAGAAGCAACAACTTACATGAATGCGATGTTCAATGAACTTGGGAAAAGTGGGAGTAAAGCAGATAAAATACTTAAAAAATTAACAGATAAAGGATTTGCTGATTTGCAAAAAGAAGGAAAATCAACAGCAGATGTATTATTAATATTAAATGATTATGCAAAGAAAAATAGCTTATCTCTATCAGACCTATTTGGCTCGGCAGAAGGTGCAAAGGCAGCTAATGTTTTACTAGGTGATGCAGTTAATGAAACTACAGGAGAAATAATTGAAGGTACAAAGAGTGCTGATTCATTTAATCAAATGCTTAATGATATGAAAAATTCTACTGGACTTTGTGATAAAGCGTTTGAGCAACTGGATAATACTACAAAGACTAAACTTGAAGATGCACTCAATTCAGCAAAGAATATGTTATCTGACTTAGGTGAAGTTATGATGCCTGTAGTTGCTAAAGTGGCTGAAATGGCAACTGCTTTTATGAAAAGTGTCAGCGAAATGGCAAAGAGTAATCCTAGTTTCTCTAGAATAATTGTATCGATAGGAGCTGTAGTCGCAGCAATAGGACCTTTATTAGTAGTCCTTGGGACAATGGCAATCACAATACCTAAGGCCATTGCTGCAATCGGTACAGCAGGAAAAGCATTTACATTTCTATCCACAAGTTTTGCTATTGCAAGAGAAATAATAACACCTGCAAGTGTAGGAGCAAGTGCAGGAATGATAAAAATGTCTAAGGCTATGACAGCATTAATGGGTCCCATGGGTTTAGTAGTAGCTGGGATAGTAGCTTTAGGAGTGGCTTTTGTAGCTTTAAATAAACACATGTCACAAGACTCAATTCAAGTTTCAGAAAGGTTTGGAAAAAACATATCAGATGGAACACAAAAAGCGGTTGGAGCTTTTATGGATTTGGAAGAACAAACAACAACAACCTTAAACCAAATGTTGTGGTCTGGAGAAACTGTTTCGACTGAAATGAAGGATACTTTAATAAGTAACTTTGACTCTATGTCTAGTCAAATAACATCAAAGTTAAATGAAACAAAAGAAAGCAGTAAAGCAACATTACAAGAAATGTTTGTTAGCTCAACCACTTTATCAGACAAAGAAAAAGAAGCTTTAATAAAAAATACTGATAAAGTTTATAGTAACAAAGAAAAGAAAGTAGAAGAAAGTACAGCTAGAGTAAAAGAAATTTTAACTAAAGCAAGTGAAGAAAATAGAAGTCTGACACAATTTGAAGCAGATGAAATAAATCGTATTAAAACAGAAATGTTAAATACAGCTGTAAATGTCATGTCTGAAAGTGAAGCAGAACAAGCAGCAATAATGGAAAAAATGAGAGCTAACGCTACAAATCTCTCAGCAAAACAAGCAGCAGATGTTGTGAAAAATTCTATAAAGCAAAGAGATGAAACTGTAAAATCAGCAAATGAAGAGTACAATGAGAGACTCAAGTTAGCAGCTCAACTTAGAGCTGAGGGCGGGAAAGAAAATGAAGAACTTGCAAATAAAGTAATTCAAGAAGCTACAAAACAAAAAGATGAAGCAGTAAAAAAAGCACAAGAAATGCACAAAGAAATTGTTTCAGAAGCTCAAAAACAAGCAGAAGGTCAAGTGGAAAAAATTGATTGGACAACAGGAGAAATAAAATCGAGATGGGAAGTATTAAGAGATGAAATCAAGAAGAATATTGATACATCTCAAAGCGATTTCGACACTTGGTGTAGTAATACAGACAAAGGATTCGCTGATACGTGGAATAAAATAACTCAAGGAGTTTCAAATGCTTGGAATAGCATAACAGAGAGTTTATCAAATGCATGGAGCAGTATAACAGAAGGATGCAACAGTTTGTGGACAAGTATATCTGAAGGTGTTAGCAATGTGTGGAATAGCATTTTAGAATGGACAACAACTATATGGACTAATATAACAAGTTTTTTAGGCGAGTTATGGGAAAGTATTAAAGAAATGGCTACAAACGCATGGAATGGTATTGTTAGTTCAGTAACAGATGCATGGAATAGTATAATAGAATTTTTAAGTCCAGTTATCTCGTTCATTAGCGAAATGGTAAGTATGGCATGGGAATCAATTAAAGAAACAGCTACAACTATATGGCAATCTATTTCTGATATAATACAGAGCGTTTGGGATTTTATAAAGGCAATTATAGGACTTGGCGTGGAAATAGTAAAAGCATTAGTAAGAGCTGCGTGGCAAGGTATAAAAGATATAACTTCATCAATATGGGAAGGTATAAAAAGCGTAATACAAAGTGTTTGGGATGCAATAAAACCATATGTAATGGGTGCAGTAGATGCTGTAAAAGCAGTTGTAACAAATGCGTGGAATAGTATAAAGGATATATCAAGTACAATTTGGAATGGAATTAAGACAGTTGTAACAAACGCATGGAATGGAATAAAATCAATTGCTAGTAGTGTGTCGAATGCGGTCAAGTCGGTAGTGTCAAGTGCATGGAATGGAATAAAAAATGTAACATCTTCGATATGGAATGGAATCAAAACAGCAGTATCAAATGCATGGAATAATATTAAATCGAGTGCTACAAGCTCAGTATCAAATGTAAAAAATACAACAACATCAGGGTTTAATTCCTTAAAATCAGCGGTTACAACTATATGGAATAATATAAAAACAGCAATATCAAATGTATGGAGTAATATAAAAACAGCAGTAAGTAATGGTGCAAATGCAGTAAAATCAGTATGTTCAAGTGTATTTAGTACAATATCTAATATTTTGACAGCTCCATTTAAAGCTGCACAAAAAGCAATAAGCGGTATACTTGGAGGAATTACAAGTAAAATAAATGGAATAAAAGATAAAGTAAGTGGACTTTTTAGAAGTGGTTCTATGATTCCTCAAAATAGCAATAATTTTATTCAGCAAGATATGTTACCAACATCAAGAATATTTAGAGCATCAATGGAAGGTTTTACATCAAGTAGAGGAAGTATACTAGACTCTATTAGCAAACTTTCTAATACTATGACAAAAGGTATAGGTAGTTCTTCATCAGGAATAGCCTCACAATTTAAAAAAGCAGGAGAAAACTCAGCAAAAGCGTATTTAGATGGATTATCAAACATAGAAGAAGGATTAACAAATACACTTAGAACAGTCCAAGCAATAATAGGTAATGGAAACATAAAAGAAGCTCAAGAAATTAAGAAGTTTAATAAGGAAGTTCAAAAACTACAAGAAGAAAAAGCTGAAGAAATAGCAGAATTAGATAAAGAACATAAGAAAAAACAAAAAGAAAGAAATGAAAAAGAAAACGAAGAAATAAAGGAAGCAGAAGCAAAGAAATATAAGAATAAAAAAGAAAAATTAGCAGCTTTAAAGAAGATTAAAGATAAATATAATAAGGAGTCTGTAAAAGACCAAGAAGAATATAGAGAAAAACTTGAAAAAATAAATAAAAAGTATGATAAAAAAGAAAAAGAAGATACTGAAAAGCATCAAGAAGAACTACAAAAACTCAGAGAAGAGAAAATAAAAGCTGAAAGAGATTTCAATAAAAAATATAATGATATTAAAGAAGATTATGCTGAAAAAGTAGCAAACTTAGATAAGAAATATATTGAGGACCAAAAGAAACTAAATGAAGAATATCAAAAGATATATGACTCAAGAGTAAAATCTTTAATGGATTATACAGACTTATTTTCTTCTGTAACATTTGAAGAAATTGACAATGATGAGTTAATGGAAAACCTAGAAGAGCAAGTTGATGTACTTAGAAAATGGGACACTGATATGGCAGATTTATCTACAAAAGTAGGTAAAGATTTGTATGAAGAATTATTAGCTAAAGGACCACAAGCTCATAATGAGATAGAAGCCATTAACAAGATGTCAAAAGAGCAACTAGAAGAATACGAAAGATTATATCAAGAAAAGAAGAAAATAGCTGAAAGAAGAGCCAAAGAAGATACAGAAGATGAAAAGTATAGAATAGAAAAAGAAATTGAAGAATTGAAAAAAACTTATGATGCAGAATATAGAAAACTAGGTCAAGAAATGCAAAAAAGTATAGAGGAACAAATTGAAAGTTTTAAGGATAAATTTGGAGTAGTACCAGCTATGTTTATGGAAACTGGTAAAGATTCTATGCAGGGCATGATAGATGGTATTAAATCTATGCAAGGAGCATTGGGTAAGATTTTAAGTGACATAGTTAATTCTATAAATAAACAACTTTCTAATATAGGATTTAAAGATGTAAATATACCTACAGGAGGAAGAAAAGAAGCAGCAAGGTTTAGAAATGAAATAGAAAACTTACAAAGTATAGCATACTCAGATACTCTAGCAAGAGGGATAGCCTCAAATAATTTACTGAAGGATGCAACTGTTAATATAAATAATAATAGTAAAGTTGATAACGAAAAAAGTAGTGATAAAAGAGTTGAGTTAACTTTACATATAGAAAAGTTTATAAATAATACTAAACAAGATATAGAGCAAATAGGTTCTGAAATAGCATTTATTACAAATCGAAAATTAAAGTTTTAGTGTTACAAATACCTTTGTAATATCCAAATTGTGGTATAATAACTTTAGCAAGAAGATGAAACCTATAATCTAAGAGTGGAGTTCATACTGAGATAAAACCTACTTTCTAATGAAAGGAGGTGGTAAGTATGAACAACTTTTTACTTAATGTAATAGCTGGTATTATTGCCAGTTTAATATTTTGCTTAATAAGTAAGATATTTGCAAAAGTAAAAAGCCACTCTGTGCGAAAGAGTGGCTGGGAGTTTGATTTAAAAATCAAATTCCATAAAAAATAATTAGCTTTTAATTATGAACTCCGCTCTACTGACAATAGATTGTAGTTCTTCTTGCTTTTATTATATCACATTTTGATAAAAATATGCAAAGTAAATGGAAGGTGATGTATCAAAAGAAAAATTTGAAGCATCTCTTTTTTTATGTATAGGAGGTGATAATTTGGCTTTACAATACTGTGTCAGTGAAAATGAACTAGTTTCTTTTCAATATGGAAAAATAAATAGTAGAGATTTTGGTATTGTAATTACAGATATTAATGAACTTGCATCACCAGAACGTAGGTTTGAAAGAATAGAGATACCAGGGAGGAATGGCAGTCTTATTTTAGATGAAGGTTGTTATAGTAATTTTAATCTTGAAATAGAATGTTATATAGATGTAGATGGTAAAGATATTAACATACTAGCATCTGAAATAAAGATGTGGTTACAAACAGACTTTTCCTATAAAAATCTTATTATAAGTAGTGACCCAAACTATTATAGAGAAGCAGTTTGTATTAATAAACTTGATTTAGAAGAAGTTATAAAAGATTTAGGATATTTTAAGATTACATTTGAATGCAAACCACTCAAAAAACAGTTAATTAGTAATTTAATTACAATAAATGAATCAAATTCTAAGTTAATAAATACTGGAATGGCTTCGTATCCTCTTATAAAAGTATTTGGAAATGGTGATATAGAATTAAAAATAAATAATGAAATAATAGAACTTACAGAAGTTCAAGGACATATATATATTGATTGTGAACTTATGAATGCTTATAAGATAGATATTCATACAAATGATATAGCTAATGAGAATAGTAGAATGTTTGGAGATTTTCCAACATTTGAACATGGTGAAAATATAATAACATACACTGGAGATGTAGAAAAAATAGAGATAGAACCTAGATGGGTGGTGTTATAGATTGCTTAGGTTATATAATGCAAATGAAACAAATTTTAAAAACAATGGATTAGGAATATTAAAAGATGCAGTTGAAGCAAAGGTTACAGAAGAATTAAATGGGTTGTTTGAGTTAGAGTTTACATATTATGTGGGCTCTTTTTTATTTGATGAAATTGATTATAATAAAATAGTTATGGCTGATGCTTCTCCAAAACTTAAAAATCAGTTATTTAGGATTTACTATATTTCTAAAGAACTTGATGGAAAAATATTAGTTAAAGCAGAACATATTAGTTATGACTTGTTAAATAATTTTATAGAGACTTTAGAACTTAAAAATGTTACTTGTGAAGAGGTTCTTAATCAAATATTTAGGTCCTGTACTGAAGAAAATAGATTTGTAGGATATTCAGATATAACTGGAAATAAAGATTTTTCAATATCATGTGTAAGTCCACACAATGCTATATCTGATATTAAAGAGTTATTTAACAACAAATCTAAATTAAAGAGAGATAATTTTAATATAAGCTTATTAAATAATATTGGAGAAAGTAATAATGTATTACTAGCATATAGGAAGAATATAACAGGTCTTACAGCAACTTATGATACACAGGAAGTCATAACTAAGATATATCCATATGCAACTAAAAAAAGTGGTAAAAATAAAAAAATTACACTATCAGAAAAATATATAGAAAGCAAATATATAAATAATTATCCAACTCAAAGAATTGTTGCAGTTGATTTTACAGATGATGATGTGAAGAATGAAGAGAGTTTAAGGAATAAGTGTAAAGACTATTTTACCAAAAATAATGTTGATTTACCTAAAGTTACTTATAAAGTTGAATTTGTAGATTTATCAACTACAGAAGATTATAAGAATTATAAAATGCTTGAGACTGTTAATATGGATGATGAAATAATAGTTAGAGATTATAACTTAGGTATAAATGCTACTGCAAGGGTAGTAAAAACTGAATATAATCCAGTATTAAAGAAATACAATTCGGTTGAAATTGGTGACTTAGTAAATCATTTTAAAGATGAAAGAATAGATGATTTAGAAGAAAAAATAGATAAGGTTCAAAATAATGTAGATAATATTGTAATTGAAAGTGATAATTTTCCAGATACACTTCCAGAGCCTTCAAATGTAATAGCACTAGGGTTATGGAGTATGATTCAGTTAGATTGGACTTTTGATAATAAACTATATTATAACTATGAAGTATATGCATCCCAAATAAAAGGATTTGAACCAGATACTGTAGGATATACAAATAGGATATATGTGGGTCAAGCAAGTTCATTACTTCATGAAGTTAAGCCTATGCAGACTTGGTATTATAGAGTAAGAGCAGGGAATACACATGATAACTATAATGAATTTTCAAATGAAGTTAGTGCAACAACAAGGAAGTTAAGTGATGCAGCTGAATATTTTGAAGAAGCAGCTATAGGTCATGCAGTTATAAGAGATTTAGATGCAGATAAGATAAATGTAGGAAAAGTAAAAGGACAGTATATTGAAGCTAAAAATTTAGTTGTAGTTGATGGAAACAGTCAAACAACTTTAAATATAGACAGTTTTGGAAATGTTCATATAGGTGCAACAACATTTACATTAAAAGGCAAGTCACTGGAGTCTATTATTGGTGGAGAAATAGATAATATAACTCAACTTGAGATATTTAATAAATTAACTAATAATGGTCTTGCTAAGGGACTATATATGGTTGGGAATGAGTTATACCTAAATGCTAGTTATATAAAAACTGGTACTTTAGAAGGGCAATTTATAAATGGTAGAAATTTAACTGTGAGAGATAATGATGGATATACAACGCTACAAGTCGATAGTAATGGAAAAGTCAATATAAGAGCTAATGAGTTATCTATAGGTGATAAAAACAACTATGAAAGTGTTTTAACTAGTGACCAAAAAGCAGTATTTGATGCATTAACAGGGAACCGAAATTGTGGAATATATTTAAGTGGAAGTAGATTATATATAAATGCTGATTATATAGATACAGGTACTATTTTATGTGACAGAATAGGTGCTAGTTCATCAAATCCAAGAATACTACTTTTTTCAGGTAATGGAGCTGAATGTGCAATAGATGCTACTGCATTAAATGGTGTTGGTATAGGTAAATCAATTAGATTTCAGTATGATAGAAGCCATTATGTAGCTGTAGATGGCTCTTCAATAAACTTTTATATAGGTAGTACAACTATTTATAATAACTTTTCTCGTTCAAAAGTTTATTTTTATCAAGATGAAATTAGATGGGATAGTGCAGTTTTTGATATGTCTGGAGCTTTAAGACTGTATACAGAGAGTGAAGAGACTGGTTTTGTAGCATGGAATGATGGAACTGCTGCAATTTATTGTGATGGAAGAGAAAGACACGCTTTTTATGATGATGGGACTAAAAAAGGAGGTTCTATTGAAATTGATGGGACTATTTTTGGTATGTCACCAGTTGACAGTCCTCAAACATTAATAGAAGATATTTTATTTGATGTAGAAGTAGAAGAAACAGGAACTATAGTTAAATTAGACAGTACTTATGCTAAAGCTATTTCAAGATATGCAGTATTTCCTTCTAATGGAAAAGTTGAAGTTGTAGAAAAGCAGAATGGATATTTTAAAGTATCTGGATATACTGGGAAAGTAGACTTTAGTGTAAAGGGAAGTAGAATTGATAAAGAAGATGAATATTTTTCAATAATGGGAGGAGAAGAACAACATGGCAATTTCTAAGGATATAACAAATGCAATGGGTCAAACTGCTAACTATTGGAGGATAACAACAATAAATAGTAGTTATGGTGCAAAAAAGTGTAATGTATTTATTGCTGGATATAAAGATGAGCAAAGAAGATTAGATAATAAGCAACCAATAATTGTTAAAAACTATATGATGAAGGAAGATGATTTTGCTTTATATTTAGATACAAATACGCTGGATATAAGTGGAGTAAATCAAGTTCAAGCTTGCTACAATTGGTTAAAAGAAAGTGTTGAAGAGTTTAATGGAGGAATAGATGCATAGAGAGGATGTGATAAATCTTGAGAGATAGAATTTATATTGTAGACATCAATACAAAGATGTATCAAATAGCTAGATATAAGCAAAATGACAACGATGTATTTTATAACATGAGGATAGTACAGGATTCTATAGATGTTGACTTAACTGGATATACAGCATTAGCATTTTTTAGTTTACCAAGTGGAAGAGTTACTCAGAAAAATTGTACTATAGAAGGTTCAACTGTTTATACTGAATTAAGTCATATAGAGCTTTCAGAGGAAGGTGATGTTGCTTCTGAGATAACTTTATATAAAGATGACAAGGTAGTTACTACATTTTCTACAATAATAAAAGTTGAAAAAAGTATAAATAGAAATGCAATAGAGGATGAGCCTAGTTGGGATATAATAAAAGACATATTAAATGTATTAAGTTATGAAGAAGAAAGACAAGAAAATGAAAATGTAAGAAAATCTAATGAAGAAATTAGAATAAGTTCTGAAAATGTAAGAGTTGGTAATGAGAATATAAGAATTGAAAGTGAAAATCAAAGAAAAGATAATGAAGCTGAAAGATGTGAGAATGAGGAAACAAGAAAAACGCAAGAGCTTACCAGGGAAACTAATGAAGAAACTAGAAAGACAAATGAAATAACAAGGGAAGCAAATGAGGAATTTAGAAAGACAAATGAAACAACAAGAGAAGCAAATGAAGAGATAAGAAAAAATAATGAGATAGTCAGAGAGTCAAGTGAAGAAACTAGAAATACAAATGAAGAAACAAGAGAAAATAATGAGACAGTTAGAGAATCAAATGAGGGAATAAGAAAAACTAGTGAAGAAACAAGAGAATCAAATGAAAATACTAGAAAAGCAAGTGAAGAAGTAAGAAATACAAGTGAAGAAACAAGAGTTACTAATGAAGTAGATAGGCAAGAATCAGAAACTAAAAGGGAAGAAAGTGAAGAGCTTAGAAAAAGTAATGAAGAGATAAGAGAAGAAAATGAAGAACTAAGAAAAAGTAATGAAAATACTAGAAAAGCAAGTGAAGAAGTAAGAAATACTAGCGAAGAAACTAGAAATATAAATGAAGAAGCTAGAAAAACAAGTGAAGAATTAAGAAAAAATAATGAAATAACTAGAAATACAAATGAAGAAGCTAGAAAAGTTAGTGAAACAACAAGGGAAACTAATGAAGAAACAAGAAAAACAAATGAAATAACAAGACAAAGTTCAGAAACTAAAAGAGAAGAGAATGAAAAACTAAGAAAAAGTAATGAGGAAACTAGAGAATTAAATGAATCAACTAGGCAAACATCTATAATTAATATGCAGAAAAAAGTAGATGATAAAGTAGATGAGGTTGATAATAAAATAATTGAAGTAGATACTGCTAAAACAGATATGACAACCACTGTTAGCAATAAAATAACTGAGTTTGAAAAAAGGTTCAATGAATTAGAAAATTTAGATACAGCAGGAGAAATATTACAATCAAAAGAAACAACAGATGGTCAGATAAAAGATACTTTAAAAGAGAGACTAACTTATGATTTTAATAAATTAGATTTAAAGATAGAGCAACTTATTGCTGGTGGAATAAATGTAGCATTTAATAAATCATATGATGTATCTGAATGGATTGAAGTTGATGGAGGATTTGAACTTTCAGTAGAGCATAACCTTGTTACTCAAAAAATATTAGTTTCTTCAATAGATAAACTTAATAACAAAAGTTTGATTACATCTTACAAAATTATAGATGATAATAATATAGTACTATTTAATGAAGTTGCTATAGACATTGAAGTTACTGTAGTTAATGGTGGTTCAACTATTGAACTTATAAAATTCACTATTAATGATGATATAGAATCTCTTGAAAGTACTTACTCTAGCATAGAGATAAAAAGACTATTAAAAGATGGATTAGATAAAAAAGCCAATTTAGAACATGTTCATGATATATATGTTGAGAAAGTAGAAGGAAAAGTACTTTCTACAGAAGATTATACAACTGAAGAAAAAGAAAAACTTTCTGAATTAGATACTTTTAAAAATAAAGAGACAAAATTTAATACAAATGGCTCTATAACAGAGGTATTAGATAATAATATCAAGTATATTACAAAGTTTAATGCTAATGGTTCTATATCAAAAGAAAAATATATAAATGATATATTAATCAGTACAACAATAACTAATTTTGAAAATGGAATGATACAAGAATCTGTTACAAGTGAAGGGGTGATTTAATGAGCTGGTCAGAGGTATATAAGGTAAACAGTGACATACAAGGTGAACCTTTGAATTTTTTAAACTATTTGAATGATTTAAAACTAAATGAACTAGACAGTTATGTACTTTATGATGGTAATATTAGAATATGGGAAGAGTTATATTTAAATAGTTTATATCTATTTTCTAATCGAGGAATTAGAGAAGTAGTATATGCAGCTTTTTCAGAAATGGATATTGATAATCTATTTGATAAAAGTACCAAGCTAGGGGAACAATTAAATGCTTTTTATAGAACAGATATATTTAGTTTAGGAAATGCTGATAATGTAGTAAAAGGAATGACTGTAGAGCATTATAATTCATTAGAGGAAAAATTTAAAGCAGGGTATGATAGATATGTTACAAGGGAACAAGAAAAGTCAAGCATAGGCATGTGGTTTAATTCTACTTTCAATTTAAATAATACTGATTTAGAAAGTCTTACAACTATAGAGGAAATATTGGCAAATACAGAAGCTACTAATGCAATACTTAATAATAGTAATGCAATAGTAGCTTTAACTATGTGTAAATCGAGCATGGATGCAGTTGTGGCAACTTCAAATGCTATGGATTTACTTGGACAATATATTTTAAGAGTTACAGCAGAACCAGCAGTTATAAGGGCAATTTTAAAAAATAATGTAATTAGAGAAGCTATAATCAATAGTACTGAAGCAATGACTCATATAGCAACAAATCAGGAATCTATATCATATATATTTAAAAATTTAGAAGCAATACAGTTATTACTAGCTAATCAAGAAAGTTTAAATTTAGTATTAGGAAATCAGAATGTAGTAAAAAATATATTAGCAAATATTTTAAAAACATATAATGCTTTGTATGTTATAGAGTCAAATAAAACAAATTTGATTTCAAATTCAAATACTACTTATAATTCAACAAATTTCGTGGTTGAGGGAGAACTTTTCTATTTAATAAAAGATATAAACATTGGATATAAAAGTCTGAAGGAAACTTTAGTAGTAATTGGAGAAGATACAGTAGAAGCACTTAATATTTGTAAAAGTATAGAAAATAATCTAAGTATTATGACAGCTATAGCAAATAATCAAGAAGCTTTTAATTCTGTAAAAGAAGTTGATTTAGCAATATCAAAAATAGTAGCGAAGCTGGCAGGTTTAGATAATGCAACTATCTACACTTCGGATGCGTTAGCTAGAAGTGATAAATACATGAATGCTGTAGCAAGCTCAAGCACAGCAATGAATGCTGTAGCAAGCTCAAGCACAGCAATGAATGCTGTAGCAAGCTCACAAATTGGCGTGAATACAATAATAAATAATCCAGGGTTCTTAAACATAGTAACTTCCAGCTCGACAGCCATGTCTGCCATCGCAGGAAAACCTGTTGCTATAAGTGCAATAATAAAATCTACAATGGCATGTAGTAAGATTGATTCAAAAATACAATCATACAGAAGTACACTTATAAATTCTCTTAATAATGCATCATATTTTACAAAGACTACTGAAATTAGTTCAAACAGTAATGGAAATGGTACAGCTTTAGATAGAACTTTATATACTGGAAATAAAATAATAATTCCAATTCAATTCCGAGACAAAGGTTCTGGAGCTAATACAATAACATTATATTCAAGTAGTACTAATATTCAAATTTATAATACTACAATAACACAGACAACAGTTAGTATAACAAGTGGAGTAGCACTTCGTGGAGTTAGAGAATTACATGGAACATATTTCCCAAATGAAAATGAAATAACATATGATGTTTATACAGTAAGATAACTTTTATTAAAAGAAGGTGATTAATTGTTAAATGAAGATGTAGTAAAAAATATTAATAAATTAAATAATGAACAAGACAATATTAACCTAGAACTTAGTAAGAAAGCGAGTAAGGAAGATTTAGATAAACTAATTCAAGGTGGAACTAATGTAGCAACATCTAAGCTTATAGTTCAAGATGATTGGACTTTAGAAGAAGATAATTATAAAACTTTAGTTGAGCACAATCTTGTAACAAGAAAGATACTTGTAAATGTAATAGATACTACTACAAACGAATCTATATTAGTATCATATAAAATAATCGATGATAATAAAATAGAACTTTTTAATGAATCTAATGTTAACTGTGAATGTATAGTTGTAAATGGAAATTCTGCTATAAACGTTGTAACAGCTAATAAAATAACTATAGATGATACAGCTAATAATTTTGAAAGTAGTACTGTGGAAGGTGCTTTGGGAGAACTTTTTCAGTCTGTCAGTAATGGAAAAGAATTAATCGCTACTGCTATTACTGACAAAAAAGTTCCAACTAATAGTAGTGATACATTTCAAACTATGGCAAGTAATATTAGTAATATAAAACAAATGCCAGATATGCCCAATGATGTTGAAGAAATATGGAAATTTACTGGTCATACAGAGACTGTATATTCAGTATGTGTAGATTATGATAATAACATAATCAGTGGTGGTATTGATAAAACTGTAAGAAAAATATCGTCAAGTGGTACTGAAATATGGCAGTTTATAGGTCATACAAATAGTGTAACCTCAGTACGTGTAGACTCACAAAATAATATAGTAAGTAGCAGTTATGATAAAACAGTAAGGAAAATATCCACAAGTGGTACTGAAATATGGAATTTTACTGGTCATACGAGTGCTATACAATCAATACATACAGACTCACAAGACAATATAATAAGTGCAAGTAGTGATAAAACAGTAAGAAAAATATCTCCTAATGGTATTGAGATATGGAATTTTATAGGTCATACGAGTGCTGTGTATTCAGTATTTGTAGACCTACAAGATAGCATTATTAGTGGTGGTGATAAAACAATAAGAAAAATATCGTCAAGTGGTATTGAAATTTGGAATTTTGATGGTCATACAGATAGTGTGTATTCAGTATGTATAGACCTACAAGATAACATTATCAGTGGTGGTATTGATAAAACTGTAAGAAAGTTACAACAAAACTATGGTATTTTAGTTACAAAAGATAATAAAAATGAAATACACAAAATAACTAAACTAGATACTATTGTGAAAGAGGTTTTACCTGCACCTACTGAAGTATGGGATAAAATCCAAGGTGGTTATGTATATTCAATATGTATAGACCTAAATAATAATATTATTAGTGGAAATTATGATAGTATAGTAAAAAAAATATCTCCAAGTGGTGCTGAAATTTGGAGTTATAAAGGACATGGAGAGGGTATATATTCAGTATGTGTAGATTTACAGAATAATATATATAGTTGTAGTAGTGATATTACTTTGAGAAAAATATCTTCAAGTGGTGCTGAAATTTGGAGATTTACTGGGCATACAGGTACTGTACGTTCAGTATGTGTAGATTTACAAAATAATATAGTAAGTGGTAGTGCTGATTTTAAAGTAAGAAAAATATCTTCAAGTGGTGCTGAAATTTGGAGATTTACTGGGCATACAGATACTGTACGTTCAGTATGTACAGATTCACAAGATAATATAATAAGTGGTAGTGGTGATGATACAGTAAGAAAACTGTCAACAAATGGTGCTGAAATTTGGAGTTATAAAGAATATGAAAGTTCTGTAAACTCAGTATGTACAGATTCACAAGATAATATAGTAAGTGGTAATGGTAATTTTAAAGTAAGAAAAATATCTCCAAGTGGATATGAAATTTGGAGTTATAAAGGACATGAAAGTGGTGTATATTCAGTATGTGTAGATTTACAGAATAATATATATAGTGGAGGCAATGATAATACCATTAGAAAAATATCTTCTAATGGAGCAGAAATTTGGAAATATTCAAACTACAAAGATTGGGTATTGAGTATATGTATTGATTTAGAAAATAATATAATTACTGGAGATAGAAGCAGCTTAATAAAAAAACTACAAAACACACATACAGTACAAAAAGTAGCTTATTATAGTTAAACTCGGGAGGTAATAAAAATGAACAATCAAAAATATTTAACAGGATTAGAACACAAAGAAGGAAATATATATAAGGTGAATTTAATACACAATATGCCTTTTGACCAAACATATGGGTTAAATAAATCAGCTCAAGAATTAGAATTAAATGGAGTATTAGTTAATGAAGTAGTAGAAGCAGAACAAAGAGAAGGTTTTGCACCCATTATGTATGTAGACAAGACAACAAAAGAGATTACATATGAGTATGTAGAAATACCTTTAACACCAGAACAAGAAGTATTAAAAAAGATTAAAGAATTAGAACAGGAAAATGCAAATATAAATTACAGCTTAATGATGGGAGGATTAATATAATGTTAAATTACGATAAAATAAAATACTACTATGATAATAAAATGTGGACTAAAGAGATGGTCAAAAACTCAGTAGTTAAGAATAAGATAACAGAAATAGAATATAAGCAAATAATAGGTGAGAGCTATATGGTATAGTTCTTTTTTTATTGTAAGAAATAGAGAACTACATCAATATGCAGTTCTCTAAACACTTTAAAGAGGTGATAATTTGAAAAATAAAGATATTATAAAAAAACTAAAACATATACCAAATAATACAAATAAAAGATTTGAAGATATAGAAAACTTGAAAGAGATAGAAAGCGTAAATCACAGCATAGCCACAGGAGAATATATAATAGAAAATAGTAAAAAGGGTTATCTAACTAATTTTAATATACAAGGCAAGACACTAATTGATTTATGGGGAAAAACTAGTTCAGACTTTTCTTTATGGAAAGCAACGTTTTTAGATGGAAAAATAAACATACTAACAGAACATGATATAAGATATTCTAATTTTTTTACGACCAATTATACTTTATATAAACCAGATACTATATATACAATAATAGTTGATGTTGATAAAAACACTTTACCTAGTACAAGTGGAATATATATTCATAGTTTAGGCGAAGAAAATTCAGTATTTATTCCTAATCTGACAAATATAGCTATATTAGGAGGAGTAATTGGTAAATTCAGATATACATTTACAACAATATCAGATTTAAGTAATTGTAACATTGTTTTAAGGAGTGTTTTAGATAATGATACACTTGCATCTGGTTATGAAGTAAGTTTGAAAATTACCATATTAGAAGGAGATTATACAGATATTAATATAGATTACTCTAACGAACTATTAAGTGTTGGGCAAAGAGATAAAATAGAACTTTTAAGTTATCAATATAGTGGAATTAATATCTTTAATAAAAATGCCGATTTTAAAGATAATTATATTTTACAATACCTTAATGGAGAAGAACTTATTTCTGAAGCTAGCAATCATAAATATACATTAGATTATATAGAAATAGAACCAAATACAGAGTATACTTTTTATAATTGTAGTAGAAATATTTGTTGGTATGATATAAATAAGAGTTTTATACCAACACCATTAAATGAAAGAATAATAGGAGATAAAGATATTTTTTATGTTACTAGAAGCCCTCAAAATGCAAAATATCTAAGAGTTACTATAATAAAAGATTTGCATGATGATGGTAATAAAACAATTATAACTAAAGGAAATGAATATGATAAAAAGACAATTCCATATACATTAAGAAGCTTACCAAATGGAATAAGAGATGAAATAGTCTACAAAAATGGTTCATATAAACTAATACAAAGATGTGAAGAAATAGTTTTTAATGGTAATGAAAATTGGATAGAAGTTCATGGAATGTATGAGTTTAGATTAAATTTAGATATATCTGTATTAAGATTAGATATGTCTAAGTTTGTAACTAACTTATACAAGCAATCTCATGTGGATTATATATATAATGTTCAAACTGAATCAGCATTATCTATATCAACAGAAAATGGAATAGGTGTAATAGATATAGTAGATACTTCGATATCTCCTTTTAGCATTGCCAATTTTAAAGAGAAATTAAAGAAAAATCCTTTAAAAATAATTTATGAATTAGAAATACCAAGAGAAATTGAGTTAAGTTACTTGAATTTAGAACAATATGATACTCAAACTAAATTTATCTGTGACTCTGGGGTTATAACTCCAAGTATCAACTTTGAAAGTACACAAAATTTAGGTAGTCATATAGAAGCTATCAGAGATAATATAAAAAACTCTAATATCAGAACTGATTTTCCATTTTCAATAAACTTTCTTAATGGATGGCAGCCATATCTTGGATATACTAGTTCTGTTGTAAACTATTGCACAAACAATAACTTTGTAACAATTAATGCAACAATTAATGGAGGTGTTACAGCAGCAGGTACTATTATTGGAAAGATACCTTTAAAATATGCACCTCGTAAAGGCATAATAGTAATATTTCAAACAACAGATGGAAAGTATTATAACGGAATCATTCGTACAAATGGAGAAATTGAGATATATTATAATGATATAACTTATAGAAGTTGGTTGTATTTATATGTAAATTATTTAATTTAGAAAGGAAAAAATATGTTAAATATAAAAAAGAAAAAAGAAATTTTAATAAAATATGGTTTTGAAAATGATTTAAATAATATAGATAATTATTTTGTTACAGAAGATAAACAATTATTTACTCCTTCAATAAAAAATGGGGTAGTAAATAAAGCGGGTGAACAAGTTTACAATGAATGGTTAGAACTTCGAAATAATCCAATTGAATCAGAAACATCAATTGATGAAATAAATACAAATAAGATTATAAGTTTAAAAGAAAATCAAAAGGAGCAAGACAATATGTTAATAGATAATGCTTACAGAATAGCTATGTTAGAACTTAACACAAATAATGTGCTATAAAGTTATAAAAATTTGGAGGTAAGAATATGTATAATATTTTAAAAAGAATGATTGAACAAAAAAATTATGAAACTAAAGAAGAGTTGCAAAACAAGTTAGATGTATTCTATGCATTAAATAGAATTAAAGACAATGAATATACAGAATTAATAAACATGATAAATAAAGAAGAAGTACCAAAAGAACCTATTATCTAAAATACACAGGTTCTTTTTTTATATCAATTTTAGTAGGAGGTCATCATGGAAAAATTATTAACAGAATTAAGTAGTTTAGGAGCAATAGGAATCTTATGTGCTTTATTATTCAAAAATACTATGCAAGAGAAAAAAGAAGATAGAGACATGTATAAAAAGACAGTAGAAAACTTTATTGAACTATCTACACAACAACAGGAAATCAATAAAAATATACTTGTTGAAATGGGAGCAATGAAAACTGATGTGGAGGAAATAAAGGAAGATGTAACAGATATAAAGGTGATGCTACAGAAAGAAGGTGATAAATGATGAAAGTAGCAATAGTACCAGGGCATACTCTAACAGGAAAAGGAACTGGAGCAGTAGGTTATATAGATGAAGGAAAAGAAAATAGAATACTAACTGACTTAATAGTAAAATGGTTAAAACAGGGTGGAGCAACTGTCTATACAGGTAAGATAGATAAATCCAATAATTACTTAGCAGAACAATGTCAAATAGCCAACAGACAAGATGTAGATTTAGCAGTGCAAATTCATTTTAATGCAAACAGTACAACCTTAAATCCAATGGGTACAGAAACAATATATAAAACTAATAATGGTAAAACATATGCTGAGAGAGTTAATTCAAAATTATCAACTGTATTTAAAAATAGGGGTGCAAAAACAGATGCAAGAGGTCTTTACTGGCTTAGTCACACAAAAGCACCAGCAATATTAATTGAAACTTGTTTTGTAGATAGTAAGGCTGATACAGATTATTATATTAAATACAAAAATACAGTAGCGAGATTAATTGCAGAAGGCATATTAAATAAAAATATAAATAATGAGGATAAAATCATGTATAAACATACAATAGTTTATGATGGCGAAGTTGATAAGATACCTGCGACTGTAATTGGTTGGGGATATAAAAAAGAAGAATGCTTAGTTTGTGATATAAAAGATTATAAACCCTCTAAAACCGAGAATCTATATGTTGTAGGGGGAGGAGCATGTAATAAGATAAGTTCCATAACAACAGAAAAATATACTATTATAAAGGGTAATGATAGATTTGACACCCTTTATAAAGCATTAGATTTTATAAACAAATAAACTGATTAGGAGGTAGTAACTAAAAATAGTTACTACCTCCTTTTTTTAATCATTCTCAGCTTTCTCAATAATTATTTTATCATTTTCAAAAGTAACAAGAACATTTCTTTCATCAGGGGAAATATTCATCTCTTTAATCCATGACATTGGAAGTATCAGTCTTGGTGTAAAAGAACCTTTGCCACTTTTATTAAATCCAATTCTAAGTTTTCTTTGCTCCAATAATATCATTCCTTTCTACTATTAATGAATGCCAACAATAATAAAGTGAATACCAAAGCTATAAGAGCTTTAAAAGTAAAACTTATTATTATGTTAATAATATTTAAAACTATAGTGATACCAAGAATAATCATACAAATTCTATAAAATTTATTATTCATATTAAATTAAAAAATGTGTTATAATGTTAGAAAGAAGTTACCTAGAAGGAAGGACTTTTCCTTCTAGGATTGAAACTTATAATTCTTTAATCAATCTAAGTATTGCGAGTACTAGATTAATTAAAACTAATGTGAAAGAGAAAACATTTTTAATTTTATTAAATTTGTTTTCTCTTTTATTTTTTCTTCTTTCTAATCTCCCCACTTTCTCTGTCCTCCCTTCTTAA